CTAATCGTGGGGGCAGGTCAGATTATCTACATATTCTAAATTTTTACTTATAATCCATTTTTCAGGCCACTCATCGCCGGGCATGTAGTTTATATTCTCTGAGAACCACTGCGTGAACTCTTCGTGGTTCTTTTCTAGCATAGAATGTGCACATTTTAGGTTGTCTTTATACAATCTTTTTTGGTCACCATCAAAAATCGTTATTACCTTATTTTTCTTTCCCCTTTGAAAAATAGCAGCCATTTGACGTGACAATGAGCTAGCTGAGCCAATTACTTCAATTTGCAATCTTGAGCGGATATTACTAGGAAGAACACTTGATAAAAGCTTTGCTGCAACTACATCCTCAACCAATACATCGAGTTCTTGAGAGTTTTCTGAGCTTAGTTTTCCAAAGGCATATTCAGGAGATATTTCAGTATTAATTATGGTTTTGGAGTTAACATTTTCAATATATACTCTGGCATCGTCTGGAATACATCCAAAAATTATATCTGAATGAGTGGTGAATATAATTTGTAGTTTTCTTTTATGAGAGGCCGACTTTAACCTTTCAATAAGCTTAACCTGTGCTTCCGCATGAAGGCCCAACTCGATCTCATCAACAATGATTAATGCTCCAGGTTCTGCTGAATATAATATCGAGAATATTTCGAAGAGCGCATTCTCTCCTGCTCCCATGTTGAATCCAGATATTGTTTTACCTTCATGTGTGACAATTGGTAACCTATATCTTGAGTGTGAAACAAATTTAAAATCATCATATTTTTTGTTAAGTATATAACCTACGTTTTCTCTTATTTCATTTTCACACCCTAACTCATGGCCATTAAATATAAATAACTTAGCATAACTCTTGGATTGACTTTTTTCACTGTGTGGAACTATTCGTTCAATTCCCAAGAAGATAACTTGACGTTTGACTCTCTTGTCGTAATTATTCCATTTACCTCCTTTCTTTTTAAAACGTATTTGCCTGCCAATCCCTTTTCCTGTGGGTAGTGTCTTAGAGGGTGTCCAGTTGTTGTGGGCAATATGATATCCTATTGCTATTCCTTCTTGAGGTACTTCGTCGGAATGCTGAATGAAGAAATCTGCAAAAGTATAGTAAGGCTTTTTTTTTCCAGACATAATATGCTTATCTTCAACACTGTGATAAGCACAAGCAATCATAGCTAATAAAGTCGATTTTCCAGAGCCATTTCTTCCCGCTATCGCTAGCAATGGATAATCTATTTTAATTTCAAATGAAGATAAGGAGCGTAACCTTCCGTGCTCAAGAGCTACTTTTCTTAAAAGCGCGTGCTCTAGTGAATTTGAAAACCATTTCCTTAAACTTAAGTCAGTTTGACTTTCTCTATACTTCATTTTTACCTCAGTATAAATTTGTGATTTTTTTACTCGAAGTTATTGAATCGGAAATTATGTGTGAAAATATTAAAAGGTCTTGTTTTCATTATTAACCCAGCCTATCAAGAGGGTTAAGCAACATAGCTTCTGATAGATGATCTGGTGCAAAGTGGGCATACCGCATTGTCACTTTAATGTCTGTGTGGCCAAGTATACGTTGAAGCACTAGTATGTTGCCGCCGTTCATCATGAAATGAGACGCGAAGGTATGACGCAAAATATGCGTAAGCTGTCCAGCTGGTGTTTCAATACCAGCACGTTGCATAGCTTTTCTAAAAGCTGAATAGCATGGTTTAAAAAGCAACTGTGCCTTCCTACTTGATGGTAGCTCAACCTGTAATTTTTCAGTTATCGGAACCGCGCGATTTTTCTTGCCTTTGGTTTTTACGTAAATGATCTGGCCGGCGCGGATTTGGTTTCCTTTTAAACCTTCTGCCTCACTCCATCGTGCGCCAGTTGCCAAGCAGATTTTCACAATGGTAGTTAGGTCTTTGGAGCGGCTTTTCTCACATTCGGCGAGAAGGGTTCTAATTTCCTCATTGGTAAGATACGCCATCTCCGACTCACTGATTTTAAACTCGCGCATATTCTCTAACGGATTTGGAGTGGTCCATTCGTCCAACCGGCGCAGTTCATTAAACATCGCCCTGAAATATGCCAGTTCTAAATTTACTGTGCGAGGCGTAACCGTCTTCACTCGAGTGGAGCGGGTTATCTTTCCACTTAATCGCTGCTCGCGATAAGATGCAAAAATCTTTGCGTTAAACTCGGTTGCGAGTGGGTTTCCCATCGATTCGCAGGCGAATGCCATTGTGGTTCGCCGCTTCTCACCATCAGCCAACGTAATGCCATGAGTGTTGAACCACAATTCAACCAGCTCGATTACTCGACGCTTATCTGCTTTTTCTCCTAACCAGGGCTTGTCCTGCGCTTGATCCTTAATGTGGCGCTCAAAAGCCATGGCTTCCCCCTTGGTGGCGAATTGGCGACGGATGCGCCGCCCATCCCTACCGTTAGGGAAGACCTGAGCCTGCCACTTACCATTAGCTAACTTTGAAACAGCCATAATCAGTTTTTAGAGCAAATTCGTTTTGATTTACTGATAGTGCCGTCATTGCAAACAAACTTGCCATCAGATGTACAGTGTGAGACGCCACCTTTTTTCCCTGAGCATGGATAATTGCGTGCGTATGAGGGCTGTGTTGCCAAAAACACTAAACCTAACGTTACGATTGCCATTAATTTTTTCATGCTAGTAGCCTCAACTCATTTCCATATAAAGTCGTATTCGATCATTCTGTAAATGCTGTTTTGCTGATCACTCTACCGTTAACTTCAATATCCGATGGGGTGCATTCAAAGGATGCTGGGCCATTCTCTACACGTAAGCGCCCGCCTGGAAGGCGATAAACTTGCCTGATGCTCAGAAAACCATCTAATTTAATCAACCAGATTCCATCATTGATTTCTCCCTTGAACTCATCCACAAGATAGAAAGCCTTTTCAAACTTCACCAAGAAAGGAGCTGTTGAATCTGCGGGGATAAGGCAGGCGTCATAACGGACCTGTTCAGATGATGAGTAAATCCCGTTTGAGATTTCTTTTAATTGCAAAAGCAATCCACTGTCATTGATTGTTTTTGTGGTGGGACTGCCTTGCCCTGTAGTAAGCCAAAGCATAGATGCGCCAGTATCTAGGTGACATGCAATAAGCCAGTCGTGCGGAAAAGTATCGCGCATCCAACGGTTTGCCATTGTACTTTGAGATACTCCTAGATGATCGCACAAAGCCTGTCTAGTACTGAATCCATAAGCCTGAAGGATGCGAGTAATTGCTTCTTTACCTCCACTTTGAGATGTGAAGTTGTAAGCTGAGATCGCTGTTGGGGTTTCTTTTGTGTTTGACATATTTGAAATGCGATCCTATCATCGGTTTTGTGGTGTTCGGAATGATTGCGAATAGTTCCGAATAGTGAAGTTTTAAAACACAAACTGAGGAATAGTGCATCATGAATCGTAATTTTTCAATGCGCCCCAGCATCAACCTTGTGGTATCTGAGCCATTCATCACACTGGATGAGTTCTGCCGCCGCACTGGTTACAAGCCTAGCTATGCCCGCCAGATGATCCGCGAAAACCGCCTACCCATCAGGAAAAAAGCCGGAGTTAACAGCCTTATCGAAATCAACATGTTCGCGTTGACGATGGAAGCGGCCCAAGGCTGCGAAGTCACAATGCAAGCCTGATAGTTCCATTTTGGGATAGAAAAGGATTTACATCATGTTTGATTATCGTGTTTCCAAACATCCACACTTTGATGAAGCCTGCCGTGCTTTCGCATTGCGTCACAATATGGTGAAGCTGGCAGAGCGCGCAGGAATGAAGGTCCAGACCCTGCGCAACAAGCTTAACCCTGAGCAGCCCCATCAGCTCACACCGCCGGAAATTTGGCTGCTGACGGATATCACTGAGGACTCCACGCTGGTTGATGGTTTCCTGGCTCAGATTCATTGCCTGCCGTGCGTACCTACGAACGAAGTGGCAAAAGAAAAACTCCCGCATTACGTCATGAGCGCGACAGCTGAAATCGGTCGTGTGGCTGCAGGTGCTGTGTCCGGCGAAGTAAGGACTACAGTTGGCCGCCGTGATGTGATTAGCAGCATCAACTCTGTCACCCGTCTTATGGCGCTGGCTGCGATCTCCATGCAGGCGCGCCTGCAGGCTAACCCAGCCATGGCTAGCACAATTGATACGGTTACAGGTATCAGTGCGACTTTCGGGTTTATGTGAGGTGGTCATGCTGAAAAACGAACCCTCTCTTGCCTCGCTCCTGGTAAAGCAAAGCCCGGCAATGCACTACGGCCACGGCTGGATTGCAGGAGATAACGGCAAGCGCTGGCATCCGTGCCGCGATCAGTCCAAATTATTAAACGGGCTGAAAACAAAAACGGCAAAGCCGTCAGCTTTTTTAATTATTCGCATTGCTCGTTTAATTATTAAAGGAGTGAAACATGTCTCGTAATGAGCTGAGAATTATTCTAGGCGTGATCATCCCGAATATGGCGGAAGGTTTTGAAATTAAAACCCGTGATGGTGCTGTTTTGCGTGTCGATCCTGAATGGGAATGCTGCAAAGAATTTAAAGAAGGTTTGCAGGCTGAAATTATCAACCAAATTAAAAGTAAGCCTGTCCCTGTTTCTGGTTATATCTAAGTAATTAACCCGTTTTTTATGGCGTAAACCCGCCGGGCATTTTTTTGCCCGCGTTCTGAGGAAATGAATATGAAAAATACTAAAACCCACTCAACGAAAACAGGCCCAGACGATGCTGGTCTGTTCGCTTTGTTAAATGAAACGCGCCTGGATGAGCGCCGTTGCCGTGCTGATGCAATGGCGGCTCGTCTGGATAGTCTGGCCGTGCGTATCGTTTCACGTCAGTTGAGCCATATCGAGGCGGCCGAACTGCTTCGCGTTGAAGCGGTGCGAATCCAGAACGAAGCGCAGGAGTTGCATTAATGGCTGATTCAATGGACCTCGCCCAGCAGCGCGAACAGGAAGATCGTGAGCGCCATATTAACAATGCCCGCGCCAGGGTGCCGGGCGTTTCCCGTGTTCTCTGTGCGGAGTGTGATGCTCCCATCCCGCCAGCTCGCCGCCGCGCTATTCCGGGCGTGCAGTGCTGTGTGACCTGTCAGGAAATCGCAGAACTTAAAGGCAAGCACTACAACGGAGGTGTTGTATGAGCACTATCCTGAAATGGGCGGGAAACAAAACCGCCATTATGTCCGAACTGAAAAAACACCTTCCCGCTGGCCCGCGATTGGTTGAACCTTTCGCGGGTTCCTGCGCTGTGATGATGGCAACAGACTATCCTCATTATCTTGTCGCAGATGTTAATACAGACCTGATAAATCTTTATCAGCAAATCGCACTTAACGCGGAAGATTTCATTAAATGCGTTAAAGTTTTATTTGATGAAGATAATAACCCTGAAAGTTATTACCACAACCGCATGCTCTTTAACGATGGCTCAAGGCTATTTTTAAGGGACCGTGCCGCCCTGTTTTTGTATCTTAATCGTCATTGCTACCGTGGTCTGTGTCGTTATAACAAGCGCGGCCTATTCAATGTGCCGTTTGGTAATTATAAAAAGGTATATTTCCCAGAGAGAGAAATACGTGCATTTGCTGAAAAGGCTAAGCGTGCCATTTTTATTTGTGCCAGCTATAACGAAACGCTGGATTTGTTGGTGCCAGGCGACGTTGTTTATTGCGATCCGCCTTATGACGAAACATTTAATGACTATCACACGGAGGGTTTCACCGAATGTGACCAGTATCGTCTGGCCTCAATTCTTGAGCGCCGGTCATCAGAAGGTTATCAGGTGGTGGTTTCGAACAGCAGCACGTTGCTGACTCGTTCTCTTTATCGTGATTTTAAGCACCACAAAATCACAGCTCCGCGAAACATGGGAGTTAAAGGAGGTGCAGGAAAGTCTGCGCCTGAAATTATCGCTGTATCGAAACCGTCCAGAAATGACTGATACAGCTTTCCCCTACGCGTGGAATGCCCCGCGCCCTGCAATCGGCGGTTTTAAGCAAGCCGATGCGGCGCCGGGGATCATGTATCTGACGCCGGACGGCAATCGCAAGCGTTTGTCGATTGCCGAACTGGCAGAAACGGATGAAGCACCAGACCGGGGCCGGGCTGTTCGTCGTCGCCTTGCTTCGCTGCCTCATTTTGTCCGTCGTATGTATGCTCAAAAACTTGAACAGGTAGACCGTAAAGGCAAACAAGCTGCTGATGCCTGGCTGATCAATACCTTTGAACGATTCGTTCTGAGTCGCATAGATCAGGTCAATGAGCAGTATCTGCCGCAGGGGGTGATGCCTGCGGCTTTGTTGCCTCTGCGCGAACAATTCTGGCGCCTGCTTTGGGCTGGAAAAAAAGAGCTGAAACGGCTGGCGCATAATCTTGCTGACCTGTTGGGTAGCGAGTTTAACCGCGAGTTTGATTTCCAGATGGCCCGCACGTCCGATCCTCATTTCGCCACCCTGTCAGGTTATGGCCGCATGGGGTTTCTTGCCAATAACCTCAAAACACCGGTCCCGTGCTGGACGGACTACTGCAAAGAAGAACTGGAGGCGGAAGACGCACTGAAAGCAGTGGCCCGCCTGCAGTCTCCGCAGTGGTGGCTTAATCGTCTGCGTCGTATGCACGCTCGCTGGCGTGAACATCTGATGGTTGCGGCTGGATACGTACACAAGAAATCAGCACCGTACTGCAGTGATCCATGCTTGCAGGAGTGGACGGCTCAAAAGAAAGCCAACCGCGAATTTCTGAAAGCGATGGAGCTGGAAGATGAGGACACCGGAGAGCGCGTATCGCTGATTGATAAAGTGGCCGGCAGCGTTGCCAACCCAGCCAACCGACGCCGTGAACTGATGGCGCGCATGCGTGGGTTCGAAGATTTAGCGAATGAGGCCGGACTGGCCGGGGCATTCTTCACGCTTACCGCTCCATCCAAATATCACTCAATGCAGTACGACGGGCGCCGCAACAACAAATACAGCGGCGCGTCACCGCGTGAAACACAGAAATATCTTTGCAAGGTATGGGCGCGCACGCGTGCGGCCTGGCAGCGCAATGGTATTCGCGTGTTTGGCTTTCGCGTTGTTGAGCCTCACCACGACGAAACCCCGCACTGGCACCTCCTGCTTTTCATGCGCCCGGAGCATATCGAACCGGCAACAGCAATCTTTCGTAGGCACGCCATGCGTGAGGATGGGAATGAGCCTGGCGCCGCTGAAAACCGCTTCGAAATGAAACCCATCGAGAAAGAGAAGGGCAGCGCAACGGGCTATATCGCCAAATACATTTCAAAAAATATTGATGGCTATCAGCTTGATAACGATCTGGATGATGAAACCGGCAAGCCTCTGAAAGAAATGGCCCGCCGCGTAAGTGCCTGGGCGTCTCGCTGGGCGATCCGTCAGTTCCAGCAAATAGGCGGCGCACCGGTAACTGTGTGGCGTGAATTACGTCGCCTCGGTGATCGTGAGCTGGTCCTGCACCCCGAAATTGAGCCAGTGCGTCAGGCTGCCGACAGCAGCGCGTGGGATTTGTACGTAAGTGCGCAGGGTGGCCCGCTGGTTCCCCGTGATCTCCTGCGCGTGCGCCTCAGCTATGAAGTCACCGAAAACGGCAACCTCTATGGGGATGATGTCTCCAAAATTTCCGGCGTTTATTCCCCGATCCGTGGGCCGGAATCGCTGATTCATACGCGCACTACCAAATACAAAATCGTGCCGAAACGTCAGACCGACGGCGTTTCAGGTTTTGACCTTGATTTTTCAGGCGGCCCCGCCGCCCCTCGGAGTTCTGTCAATAACTGTACGCGGGAGCCGCGGGAGGTTGAAAAACGCGCCGATCCTGGCGGCACGGTCATGAATGACTGTTCCAGCTGGGCTGATATGGGCTCTTTATCCCGGAAAGAAAAACGGGTGATAGCGCAGCGGCTGAGCGAAGCGGCAAAGGCATCCAACAAGCGCGTAAAAGTGAGGCCAAAAGCCAGCCCTATGACGGAGAAGGAAAAGCAAATTAGTGAGCTGCTGGATCTGCGTGACGTGGATGCTAGTGCCGGAATGGTCCGTTCGTTGATTTCTGGCGCGGTGGTTGCTTTTGGCGATCAGGTGTTAACGGTTGATGAAGGCCGCCTTACAGTCCGAAACCGTGCTGAGGCAGGTGTTCAACGTCTGCCATCCCAGATTGTGGAGATTAAACAGCAGGCGGATGACCTTCTGAATCGAATGAAGCGTGCATTCTCAGGGCGGAATTAGCCCGTGATCAACATTGTCAGGTCTGACGGTGTGATACCGAGTTCCAGTAATGATTAACCTCAGCAAACAGACTCATCTGATTGATTGATAGAAAATATTTTACAACCCCGAAATCCTCATATACTGTATATATAAACAGTGGATATGCATACAGTTGTCAGCATCTCTTCCTGGGGATGCTGGCTGGTTTATCCCGTAGTGAGGATAGGAGGGAAAATGCAGGACTATCTTTTGGAGTCGTTGAAACTCCAGCGTATTGATTTCTTTATCAAGCTTGTAGCGGCTAGTGAGTGTAGCGAAGAAGAGAAACGCCTTGCGATCCAGTGGGTGTCGGAACTGACGGACGAGCTGATGGTGAAAATTCGGAACCATGATTACGGCCGGGCGATGGACGTTATCAACTAAAGGGGGGCTTTATGCGCATTGAAATAATGATCGATAAAGAGCAGAAGATAAGCCAGGCAACACTGGAAGCTCTTGAATCCGAGCTTTACCGAAATTTGCGCCCTCTCTATCCAAAAACGGCAATCCGCATACGTAAGGGAAGCGCTAACGGCCTGGAGTTGAGCGGCTTAAAACTTGACGAAGATAAAAAGCGAGTAATGGAGATTTTGCAGCAGGTCTGGGAGGCCGACAGCTGGCAACATTAGGGAACGTTTCTGGCGTCAGAACTTGATTCTGACGCCAGCAAGGTTGAACAACGAGTGAGGCGAGGCGTTAGGTTATAATCAGAATTATGTTAGTCTTCAATATGTTTTTGGAGATTCAGTATTTGGCGATCGATATTAAATACAACCTCTTTAGTTAATTCAACGAGGTCCATTACATCATCTTTAGAAATATTTGTTAATTTTCCTGCTGTGTCTCTGCCGTTTCTATGAACAATGTCATGACGCTTTTTTACTGCCTCACATAATTTAGAGATTCTTTTTTTTGGGAACTCAACAAAAAGAACTTTGTTGAATAATTCAGGAATAGTGTTCATATTATGGAAGGATATGAAATCCAATTCATCCATTATTAATTTGTCTAGCTCATCTAATTTTGTGAAAATATCATTTAGTGTGAATTTTTTTGCTGAGAACTTATCATGTGACTCAACAAATCGACGCTTTACGGCTGGACGAGTCATCACCTGCTTTTTCATTGTATCAGAAAGGTATGCCTCGAATGCTGAAATTACTCCGGAAAATGCGAGGCGGTTCATTAAATGAAATTCTGGTAAGTTTATTGGCAGGATTATTAGTTCATCGATAAAATGTATGAAATTATCGAAAAAGTATGTTTTTTCTGCTTGAATTTCTGCTAGGTCATGAAAGTCATCAGTCCACCCAGCATTGGCTAATTCTGTTATGTCTAATTCAATATCTGCATCATCAGGCGAAATGCTTAATATTGCTATCGCCCAGCTTTCAATTGTTTTACACGGGAAGTGGAAGTTTGCAGCAGAATAGATTGGGTATTCATCGAAATCTTCAGAGAGCATGAATTCTAATAAATTATTTCCAAGGTTTTTATTTTTGGAAAATTCATTTTCTTGTGCGGTTAAAAGAAGATCTACCCATGATTGCATGTTGGGATGTTCTCTTAAAATCGTTAATTCATGTTGGTGGAGACCTTCATCATTATAACTTTCCAACATGTCAATCCATTTTGAGCGTATTTCATTGAATTCATTCTCAAGATGCTTATATGAAAATCCATCTAATTCTAGTCGTTTGCGAATTGTGCCAGCAGTGGTTTTGTACCCCAGGAAGATAAATTCTCCGGTGTTTTCGTCGACGTTACGTACACGCTCGCTCTCTCTAAAATACCAACGATGCCAAGAATTTTTCCATTCTTGGATAGTTAAGCCATTCAGCGTGATACTAGCGAAAGAACCCATATATGACCTCTTTTTTAGTCCATCAACATCACATCATAGGGCTGTGCAATTTGTTAACAGCATGTCCCTTTAATCGTATGTAGATTTGATTCTGAATCAAATTGATGTGCATAAACTACGATGTAACAGCGAAATTTCAAAGTGTGCATGTCTATGCCGCATGAATTCGCATGATCGTTTGAGGATCGTTTTAGCCGAGGACCGTCAGGAATGGCGGGCTTTTGCTTAAGTCATGCAGGTGCATGAAAACCACTTCGTAAAGCGGGCAGGCGTGGCGGGGCTACGAGCGCGCGGTTTTGGGTGATATGGTCGGATGTGAGCGATTTTAACCTTAGTTTCAGAGTTGGCTTTGCTCTGAAAACACCTAAGTTATATGATGAGCAAAAATCGACAAAAAAGGCTCGGCTAATGGGTTTAGGATTAAAAGACGCTATTGTTCACACAGCTGCATTTCATCAGAAAGATGAGAACAAGTTACTTTTGCCAAACAACCACTGGCACCCCGGATTTATTACCGTATTAGCCGCTTACGTAAACCATCATCGGATTGCTGAGGAAAACTGTACCTTATCCAGCCCTGACTACATGAGAGCCATAAATTTGCAGGGAGCGTTATGGGGACAGGACCAGTATCAGCAAGAGCGTGTTAATGTTGGAAAAAATTACAGTTTAGTTACAGCTCTAACGAATGTTGAGGCTGTTGATACCGCAACCAGTAGCATTAACAGTTGCGTAAGGCAGTTAACTTTCCCCGAGCGTGATCCGCGAGACTACCCAAAGGGGCTTACGGACCTGACTCATGTGATAGGCGAGCTTCATGATAACGTCTGGTCACATGGTAAATCGACAGGCTTCTCCTTTGCACAACGCTCGGCAGTCCCTCATACGAATAGACAAGAGCATTACTTAGAGTTTTCTTTAGCCGATTGCGGGTTGGGCTTTCTGAGGGAGCTACGGCGAGCAGGCATTCAGGGTATTGAAACTCATCGTGATGCTATCGCATGGTGTATCCAGGAAGGGCATTCTTCAAAACATGCCGATCTACAGGATGATTGGGCGCAACAGCTTCCTCAGGATTTTATGGGGGGAAGTATGTTTGGTAATGGGGTTGCTGTAAAAGAAAAAGAGAATAACCATCAAGGGCTTGGGTTGTACCACTTGATGAAATTGGTAAAAACATACAATGGGGAATTGCAACTGGCTACAGGAAATGTATGCTTAGAGGCAATTGGTGATGAAGTGAGCTACACTGAGTTACGTAATGATTGGCTGGGTGTTGCGATTTCATGCCGCTTTAAGATTCATCAACTGGCAGTAGATAACGATAACGAAGAAAATGACCCTCAGCTTATGGAAATCATGCGGGCGTTAGGAGGAGAGTAATGAACAAAATCGCATACAAGTTACCCGAGGGTGACCTGGCTTCGCGCAATCAGGCTATCCCCCAGCGACACAAGATTGAAGTTTTTATCAAAGAGGGGAACTCAGTAGATCTGGATTTGAGCGGCGTTTATTCAATTTCCGAATCTTACTCTGATGAAATCTTTGGTGTGCTGGTTGTAAAATTTGGTGCTACCAAAGTCCTGAAGCAGGTAAAGGTTAGAAACGCATCCCCCTCAATTCTAAAAAGCATTGCAAAGGTAATCCAACGTCGTAGTAATGAGGTTGCATCAAAGAAGGTGCATTCTGTTGGATTTGATGGCGCGTATGCTGTTTGCTAACGCAAAGATGTAAAAAGGCGCTCTTAAGAGCGCCTTTTTTGGTTCTAATCTCGTGCATCTAAGATATATGGTTCGAAACTAATCACTTCATCGTCCAGCCAGTCGTTAACTTCCATCATTCGTTTCTGTAAAGACATCAGCTCATTGCGTACGAACACGCGCGCAGCTTTTTCGACATCACCAAATCCGCCAGTATTCGTCGGAATGATCCCCATCAGTTGGGGCGGTACGCGGTGAGCTGCCAGCATGTCATCACGGCTCACATTCTTGATGTTAAGAAACTCATCTTTCGCTGCGACTTCTGACAGCGGGATGATCTGAATGCCGTCTTTCTTACCGTTCGGGCTGTACATAAACAGGTTACGGAAGTTGCCCGGCCCTTTCGATTTTTTAAGTGCTTCGCGTATGTTGTCCACGTCTTTCTGATCGGCGGCAGGGTCGCTCATGTACATGATGAAACCAGCATGGCTACCGTTAAGGTAATACTTACGGCGAAAGAGTGTGGCCGATTCATTCAGCAGGGCGGAGGGAATGGCGGAGAGGTATTCCGGCATTCCGTAAAGCTCCTGGTTAACGTCGGGTTCCATCAGGTGAAACACGCTTCCCTCATCGAACTGATAGGGCTGTGAGTTGTAGCCATACTGTGCAAACCAGTAGGTGTCCGGGTCAATGCCACGACGGGTATATTTGGCAAGCGAGGCGCGCAGCTCCATGATCTGCCCTAACCGGTTCATGCGTTTTTCAAGGTAGGCATTACCGAATACCAGAAAGTCCTGGGCGAACCGGGAAAAGGCTTGTTTAGACAGCCAGCGGTGAGGGATGAAGGTACTGGTAAGAATATTGCGTTTTACCTGAATAGCGCTGGAGTGATGCACGGCGGCGCGGTAAGTTCGCGCCAGGCCATCCATGCTGATCGGTGGTTCGTACCAGCGGTCTACCTGCGCGCACTCCAGGTAATCAAATAACTCCCGGCGGTCCATCACGGGGATCGGATCGCCAAACGTAAACGCCTCCGCATGTGCATTACTGACCATGTTGGCCGTATCGGTGGCGGTCTGGCCGCGCGGTGCCTTGCTGCGGTTTTTGCGGTTAGCCATTAAAAAATCTCCACGATGTTGCTGGTACTGGCGGAAGCTCCTGCCAGTGGTTCGTTATAAAGTGCGTGCATGGTTGCCCAGGCTAAATCCGCGTGGCTGGCTTCCTCTGTGCGGGCTGCTTCGTAGGTTGGCCGGTTGCCGCTGGCGGTGGTTGAACGGCGAATGGACATAAAGGACTGCGCGATATCCAGCATCCCCGCGTCAAACTCCAGACGGCGCCCGCTGATGATGTCGTAGGCTTTAAGCACCAGGGCATTTTTTACGGTCGGGTTGTAGACAAACTCACGCGCGGCAGGGAAAAACTGCTTAACCGTTTTGTAAACGCCATCGCCAACGCCGGTCGAGTCAATGCCGATGTAGGTAACGTTGTAGCGTCTGGTGATTTCCTCAATCGCTGAGGCCTGGGCGCGAAAGTCCATCCCGCGCCACTGGTGACGCTCAAGGATACGGAATTTACCGCCGGGGACGACGGGAGGCGCGATGACCACGCAACCGGCGCTGTCACCGTTCTGCGTTCCTTTTGCCGGGTCATAGCCGATCCAGACAGAGTGGTATGCAAACGGACGCAGTAAAAGCGGTTCGAAATCGTCCCACACATCCCAGCTGTCAACCATGCAGGACTGCAGCAACGCCAGCGGGAACACGGACGCCAGATCGTCAACAAACTGACACATCAGCAGGTTGTTGTATTCGTCCGGGCTGTACTCCAGGCGCAGCTGGTCCAGGTCGAAAAGGTTACACCCGCCGTTTACTGCATCTTCGATGGTGACTATCTGGCGGTACTGGCCGTCAGGACATAAAACGCCATGCGCCAGGCTACTGTGAGAAAGGTCAAATTCTACCCTGTCGGCTTTCGGGCGCCCTTTATTGAACAGGGCACCAGACCAGAACGGGTAGGCGCTGTGCGTCAGGCTGGAAGGTGTTGAAAAATAGGTCTGACGCCATTTTTTGTGCAGCGCCATACCGGAGGCCACCTTGCGCAGCTCCTGGAATTTCGGTATCCAGAAATACTCATCAAGATACAGATTGCCGTGATAGCTCTGCGCGGTACGGGCATTTGTACCGAGGAAGTAAAGACAGGCGCCGTTAGGCAGCACCATCGGATCGCCTTTCAGCTCAACGTCCACCTCTTTTGCGAAGTCGATGATGTACTGTTTAAAAACGTGCGCCTGCGCTTTACTCGCTGACAGAAAGATTTGATTGCGCCCCGTGGTCAGGGCGTCTATCAACGCTTCACGGGCGAAATAGTAGGTTGCACCGATCTGGCGTGACTTTAAGAGGTTGCGGATACGGTGTTTGATACCAGCGTCCCACCAGTGGCGCTGGTACTCGAACATACCGGCGCGGAAAATCTCTTCCAGCTTTTCGACCTGTTCGTCGGTAAACAGGTTTTTTTCCGGCGGTTTGCGCGGGCCTTTATTGCGGTTGGCCACGTTGGGGTTCAGGTCTGCTTCATTCCCGCCATTGTTAAATTTACCGATCCTGGCCTGTCGTTCGGACTGACGCGCCAGCAGGTCAATTTCTTTAAAATCCTTTCCTTCCTTCTGCTCCTTCATGACGAGCTGGCAATAACGTGCGGCGGTGGTGAGCTGCATCTGATCCAGTGGGCCATATTCGCCCCACTTATCGCGTTTTTTCCAGCTGTGAACGGTTGCAACTTTCTCGCCCAGCATTTCAGCAATGCGGGCTACGCGGTATCCCTGAAAGTACATCAGCATTGCCTGACGACGGGGATCGAGGTCTGCGGGGGTCAGTGTTGTCATAGCACAAACATACGGCCTCAAATCAGCACTTTCCCCGGCTTCGCATTGTGTGGGAGTTCGCACAAGCCCAACGCGTTGTTTACACGCGCCTATCACCGCAAACATAAGGCTCTGAACGTGTTACGAACTAACTAACCGGAGCCGGACCGATGGCAAAAAAATCTAAGCGTTTTCGTATTGGGGTCGAAGGGGCCACCACTGACGGGCGCGTTATTGAACGTGACTGGATCACCCAGATGGCGGCGAGCTATAACCCGCAGGTATACACCGCGCTGATCAATATGGAACACATCAAGGGTTTTACCCCTGATGGTCCTTTCCGTCGTTTTGGCATGGTGGAAAAACTGGAAGCGGAAGAAATCACCGAAGGGGCTTTGTCCGGGAAGATGGCGCTGTATGGCTGGATTGCCCCGACGGACGATCTGGTCACCATGACCGGTAACTGGCAGAAGCTTTTCACCTCAATGGAAGTTAACACCAGCTTTGCCGATACCGGCTCCGCTTATCTGGTTGGTCTGGCGGTTACTGACGATCCGGCAAGCCTCGGCACTGAAATGCTGCAGTTCAGCGCCAGCGCAGAACATAACCCCCTGGCGCGCCGCAAGCTGGACAAAGACAACCTGTTTACCGCTGCTCTTGAAACGCTGATCGAGTTTGAGGACGTGCCGGAAAAAACCAGCCTGTTTACCCGCGTGAAAGAGCTGCTGTCCCGCAAAGGCGCCGATGATAACGCCCGCTTTGCTGATGTGAATCAGGCTGTTGAAACCATCGCGCGTGAGCATCAGACGCTGGCGGAGCAGGTCAGCACCCATCAGGCCGATTTCAGCAACAAGCTGAGCGATATGCAAAAGGTTGTTGATGAGACAACCAGCGCACTCTCCACCCTGCGTGAGCAGCTTTCCACCCAGGACAGCCGCAGCGAACGCCGCCCTAATGCGACCGGCAATAACGGCGCAGAACAAACCACCGATTGCTGACGGAGCAAAAGCACAATGAAAAAAGAGACACGTTTTAAATACAACGGCTATCTGACGCAGCTCGCCAAACTCAACGGCGTATCTGTGAGCGATATCGCCTCGAAATATACGGCTGAGCCGTCAGTGGCGCAGACGCTGGAAACGAAAATCCAGGAGTCTTCCTCGTTCCTGCAGAAAATCAACATTATCCCGGTTGATGAGCAGTCCGGCGAGCGTCTGGGGCTGGGTATTGGTTCCAGTATTGCCGGAAATACTGATACCACCCAGAAAGACCGTGAGCCCGTTGATCCGACTTACATCGACGGTGAAGGGTACAAGTGTACCCAGACCAACTCTGATACGGCGCTGCCCTATGCGAAGCTGGATTTATGGGCCAAATTCCAGGACTTCCAGACGCGCATCCGTGACGCCATCATTACCCGCCAGGCGCTTGACCGCATCATGATCGGCTTCAACGGCGTGAAGCGTGAGAAAACGTCAGACCGCGCGACCTATCCACTGCTGCAGGATGTGAATATCGGCTGGCTGGAAAAAATCCGCCAGGAGAAACCCGTTCAGGTGATGGATAAGATCGTGTCCGAAGGCGAAGTTATTTCTCAGACTATCCGTGTCGGTAAAGGCGGTGATTTCCTGAATCTGGACGCGCTGGTTATGGGCGCCGTTAATGAGAAAATCGCGCCGTGGTATCAGGAAGATACGGAGCTTGTGGTTATCGTCGGGCGCCAGTTGCTGGCGGATAAATATTTCCCGATCGTCAACCGTGACCAGCCAAACAGCGAAGCGCTGGCGGCAGATCTTATAGTCAGCCAGAAGCGTATCGGCAACCTCCCGGCCGTTCGTGCGCCGTTCTTCCCGGCGAATGCCATGCTGATCACCCGCCTGGATAACCTGTCTATTTACTGGCAATCAGGCTCCCGCCGCCGTTCGGTCATCGACAATCCGAAGCGTGACCGCGTGGAGAACTTCGAGTCCGTTAACGAGGCGTATGTTGTCGAAGATTACGACGGCGTTTGCCTGGTTGAGAACATCGAACTGTTGCCCGTGCAGGCAGGTGGCAATGCCAGCCCAGCGCTGACAACTGAAACCATCCAGGAAATCGTCACGGCAGCGGTGAAAGGCGCGCTTGATGCGCAGGCAGCTGGCGGTGCTGGCGCCGGAGCGTGATAAATGAATCCGTTCCGTGCTCACACTCAGTATGTACAGGCACAGGATGCCGCCCGGCAGGGCGGCAGTAATGCCAGCCTGACGGGCTACAACCAGATGCTGTTACAGCTGACAGAACACCGCAGGCGCCTTAAAACCGTCCAGTCAAATGAGCGCAAGGCTCAGCTCAAACGTGAGTTTCTTCCCGCTTATGCCTCATGGATTGCCGGTTTACTGGATGCTGACGCGTCAGGCCAGGACGACGTGGCGATGTACGTCATGATCTGGCGCATTGATGCCGGAGACTATACCGGCGCGCTGGACATTGCCCGCCATGCCATTAAACACGGCTGGGTCCTGCCGCAGCGATTCAACCGGACCTGCGGGACCGCTGTTGCGGAAGAGTTTGCCGACGCGGCAATGCGCGCTTTTTCTGCCGGTGAATCATTCAGTGCCGCCATTCTTACCCAGGTGCTCGATATCGTTGAAGGTCAGGATATGCCGGATCAGTCCCGCGCCCGACTTCATAAGGCGATGGGCTACGCGCTGCGGGATAACGATCAGGCAGTGGCGGCACTTAACCATCTGAAGCGTGCCCTGCAGCTGGATAACAGTTCTGGCGTCAAAACCGAAATCAACAAGCTTGAAAGCCGATTGCGACAGGCAATGTCGGCTTAACGAATCGTGCCAACGCGCGGGGCGGCACGGGGTGGCGACAGGCTTTATGCCGCGTCAAAACCCCGTCCACCGCCCAACTATTTGGGAGTGCCAGAAATATGCAATTCGTTTCGCCGGAACAGGCCGGGGAAAGTACCCAGGACGTTATTAAAAACACCAGTTTCTGGCCTGATGTCAGGGTTTCAGAGTTCCGCCGTGATATGCGCATGGATGGGAGTGTCACCGATCCGCGCCTGCGTCTGGCGTTACTGACAGCGATTGCTGAAGTTAACGCCGATCTTTATGAGTTCCGCGAGAAACAACGGGCGCAGGGGTATGCGAGCCTGGCCGACGTCCCTGCAGATGTGATCGACGGCGAAAGCCAGCGGCTCATGCTGTATCGCCGTGCGGTGTTTTGCTGGGCAAAAGCAAACCTGGTTGAGCGCTATCGCGATTTTGACGCAACCGGCGACGGAAGCAAGAAAGCTGAAGATATCGAAACAACCTTAGGCGAGCTGTGGCGCGATGTGCGCTGGGCGGAGTCCCGCCTGCGCGATATGCCGCATATGACGGTGGAGCTGATTTGATGAAAGTGCGTGCGCATCAGTATGACACGGTGGACGCACTCTGCTGGCGCCATTACGGGCGCACGCAGGGAGTCACTGAACAGGTGCTGCAGGCGAATCCGGGGCTGGCTGAATATGGCCCCTTTTTACCGCACGGGCTGCAGGTGGAGCTGCCGGACATTACGGCGTCAACCACTGCGCAGACTGTCCAGTTATGGGACTGAACTATGACGCTTGAACGAATCAGCGCCTTTATCACTTACTGCGTTGCCCTGCTTCTGGCATGGCTCGGCGATTTGTCTCTTAAAGATGTGTCGACCATCACCGGTCTTGCGCTGGGGATTATTACTGCAGCGGTGACCTGTTATTTACGCTGGAAAGCCTACCAGCTGCTGCGGGACGGCAGAATATCCAGGGGGGAATATGAGTCCTTCAATCGTTAAGCGTTGCCTGGTCGGCGCGGTGCTGGCGATTGCCGCCACGCTGCCGGGTTTTCAGTCGCTTCATACCTCCGTCGAGGGGCTGAAACTGATTGCTGATTTCGAAGGGTGTCGCCTCCAGCCATACCAGTGCAGCGCCGGGGTATGGACTGACGGGATCGGCAATACGTCCGGGGTAGTACCGGGCAAAACCATAACGGAGCGACAGGCCGCGCAGGGGCTGATTAATAACGTGTTGCTGACGGAAAAAAGGATTGAAGCCTGCCTGCAGGTTAAGCCACCTCAGCATGTTTACGATGCCCTGATCAGTATCGGTTTCAATGTCGGAACGGGGGCAATCTGCCGGTCAACAATGGTTTCTTACATCAATCGCCAGCAATGGTGGCAGGCGTGCAACCAGCTCCCCCGCTGGGTTTATGTAAATGGTCAACGGAATAAAGGGCTGGAAAACCGGCGCGCCCGTGAGCTTGCCTGGTGTCTTAAAGGGGCAGGGGCATGACGCGCGCGCTGGCGGTGATCCTGGCTCTGGTGCTGGCATTGCTGGGCTGGCAGTCATGGCGGCTTAACAATGCCGGTCACACCATCGGGACGCAGGCTGAGGCGCTTAAAAAGAACAAGCAGGAGCTGGCGAAGAAAAACAGCCAGCTCATCAGCCTGTCCATTCTTACTGAAACCAACAGCCGGGCGCAGATGCAACTTTATGCTGCAGCGGAGGAGACTTCCGCGCTGTTGCGGAGCCGCCAGCGCCGGATCGAGGAGCTAAAACGTGAAAACGAGGATTTACGCCGCTGGGCTGACACTCCTTTGCCTGCTGACATTATCCGGCTGCGGGACCGCCCGGCCCTCGCCGGAGGTGCAGCTTACCGTGAGTGGTTGTCCAAAAGTGACGCAGTGCCGCCTGGACAGGTCAGCGCCGCGCAGTAATGGGGATTTGAACCAGGTGCTGGATGAGACTGAGGCCGCCTGGGCGGTATGTGCCGACAAAGTGGACACGATCATAGCGTGTCAGGAGCAAGACAGTGAACAAGCCGCAGTCCTTACGCAACGCCCTGAATAAATCGGTGGCGTATGTCCGTGACAACCCGGACAAACTGCACCTTTTTGTTGATAACGGTTCGCTGGTTGCAACCGGCGCCCGTTCAATGTCATGGGAATACCGCTACACCCTGAACGTGGTGATTGAAGATTTTAGCGGCAACCAGAATTTAGTGATGGCGCCCGTATTGCTCTGGTTAATGACCAATCAACCGGACGCTATCAACAACCCGGAGCTGCGCGAAAAACTTTTTACCTTTGACGTCGATATCCTGAGCAATGATCTGTGTGATATCAGCCTCAATCTGCAGCTAACGGAGCGCGTGATTGTCAGCACAGACGGCACCGTATCGAGCGTTGAAGCGGTGCCGGAACCCAACGTACCCGAAGAAATGTGGACGGTGAAACGTGGATGACCTGCAGAGGGTGGATGACTGGCTGGCGGCCCTGCTGGCGAATCTGGAACCGGCAGCCCGCAACCGTATGATGCGACAACTGGCGCAGGAGCTGCGCCGGTCGCAACAGCAAAATATCAGGCTGCAGCGTAATCCAGACGGCACCACCTTTGAGCCGCGCCGGGTGACGGCCAGAAGTAAAAAGGGGCGCATCAAGCGCCAGATGTTCGCCAAATTGCGCACCACTAAATACCTGAAAACCGCAGCCACTGCGGACTCTGCCAGCGTGCAGTTTGATGGGAAAGTCCAGCGCATCGCCCGTGTTCACCATTATGGTCTGCGTGATCGAGTCAGACGCAACGGCCCGGAGGCCCGGTACCCGGCACGCCGTCTTTTGGGCGTGAATGATGAGGTGGAAACCATCACCCGTGACACGCTGTTGCGCTGGCTGTCGGAGTGAAATTTGTGTCACGGACGGCACAAAACCTAACGCTGCCTCCCTTTTCCCTCTGATGGCAACCTTTCGTTATGAACGCACAACTAACCGAAATCATGCGCCTTATCACCAACCTGATCCGCACCGGCACCGTAACCGAAGTGGACCGGGAAAACTGGCTGTGCCGGGTGAAAGTGGGCGAGCTTGAAACCAACTGGATTAACTGGCTGACACTGCGCGCAGGCGGTGCCCGTACATGGTGGTGCCCGTCGCCGGATGAGCAGGTGGTGGTGCTGAGTATGGGCGGCAATCTGGAAACCGCTTTTGCCTTACCTGCGATCTATTCCAACCAGTTCGCCCCGCCGTCGGACTCTGTGGACGGCTGCGTAACGGAATACCCGGACGGTGGCTGGTTTGAATATGAACCAGCGACCGGCCGCTGGCATGTGCGGGGCATCAAATCCATGGTGATCGAGGCTGCAGATAACATAACCCTGAAAACGGGGGAATTTGTGGTGGAAGCAAGCAACACGCGCATAAACAGCGAAGTGGTGATCAATGGTGGCGTCACCCAGGGCGGCGGCGCCATGAGTTCTAACGGGATCGTAGTCGATAAACACGGTCATACCGGCGTTAAATCCGGTGGTGATACATCGGGAGGTCCGGTATGACGCTGTATATCGGCATGAGTCAGGGCAACGGCAAGGCCATTACCGACACGGACCACCTGCGCCAGTCGGTCCGGGATATTCTGCTGACCCCGCAGGGGAGCCGCATTGCCCGGAGGGAATACGGCTCGCTTCTGTCTGAACTGATAGACCAGCCGCAGAACCCGGCGCTGCGCCTGCAGGTTATGTCTGCGGTCTATGTGGCTCTGAGTCGCTGGGAGCCACGGCTTACCCTGGATTCCATCACCATAAACAGCAGTTTTGATGGTTCGATGGTGGTTGAGCTTACCGGGCAGCGTGATAACGGCGCGCCTGTTTCTCTTTCGGTATCAACAGGAGCAGACAATGGCAGTCATTGACCTTTCCCAGCTGCCCGCCCCGCAGATAGTGGATGTGCCGGATTTTGAAACGCTGCTAAACGAACGGAAAGCCGCGTTTGTAGCCCTTTATCCGGCAGACGAGCAGGACGCGGTAAGGCGCACGCTTGAGCTGGAGTCTGAACCCGTGACCAAGCTCCTGCAGGAAAATGCGTATCGTGAAATCCTCCTGCGTCAGCGCATTAACGAGGCGGCGCAGGCGGTCATGGTGGCTTATTCCATGGGGAGTGATCTCGATCAGCTGGCCGGTAACTGCAACGTAAAACGTCTGACGGTTATTCCTGCAGATAACGACGCGGTACCGCCGGTTGCTGCCGTGATGGAAAGTGATGAGGCGCTGCGTCAGCGTGTTCCTGCAGCTTTTGAAGGGCTGTCAGTTGCAGGCCCAACGGGAGCTTACGAGTTTCACGCTAAAAGCGCTGACGGGCGAGTGGCTGACGCCAGCGCAACCAGCCCGGCCCCGGCTGAGGTGGTGCTTACCGTGCTGAGCCGTGAGGGCGACGGAACGGCTGCGGCGGATCTGCTGGCTGTGGTTGAACAGGCGCTTAACAGTGAGAACGTGCGGCCGGTTGCTGACCGTCTGACGGTGCGCAGCGCTGAAATCATTCCGTACAGCGTGGATGCGACGATCTTTCTTTACCCGGGGCCAGAAGCTGAGCCGGTGATGGAGGCGGCAAAAGCCAGCCTGCAGAAATATATCGCCAGCCAGACGAGGCTGGGGCGTGATATTCGCCGCAGTGCTATTTATGCCGCGCTGCATGTTGAAGGTGTGCAGCGTGTTGAGCTGGCCTCGCCGCTCACTGATGTGGTGCTGGATAAGACACAAGCCGCTTCATGTACGGAATGGAGCGTAACCAACGGGGGAACGGATGAATAGTCTGCTTCCTCCTGGTTCATCGCCGCTTGAGCGCCGCCTGGCGCAGACCTGCAGCGGCATTTCCGATCTGCAGGTGCCGCTGCGGGATTTATGGAACCCGGCAACATGCCCGGTCAAGTTTCTGCCGTATCTGGCGTGGGCCTTTTCGGTTGATCGCTGGGACGAAGGATGGGCGGAGAGCGTGAAGCGCCGTGTGGTGCAGGATGCGTTCTATATCCATCAGCACAAGGGCACTACCAGCGCGGTGCGGCGTGTGGTGGAGCCGTTCGGCTTTCTGATCCGCATCATTGAATGGTGGCAGACCGGCGAGGCGCCGGGCACGTTTCGCCTGGATATTGGGGTGCAGGACCAGGGCATAACAGAGGAAACCTATCTGGAGCTGGAGCGCCTGATTGGTGACGCCAAACCCTGCAGCCGGCATCTGATCGGCATGTCCATAAACCTGCAGACGAGCGGACCATATTTTGTGGGAGCTGCCACTTACACCGGCGAAGAAATCACGATTTACCCGTATATCAACGAAACCATCATTTCCGGTGGCACTGCCTACGAGGGCGGCGCCGTCCATGTTATCGACACAATGAGAGTGAACCCATGAGCGCAAAATTTTATACCCTGCTGACGGATATTGGCGCGGCGAAACTGGCAAGCGCTGCCGCGCTCGGTGTGCCGCTGAAAATTACCCAGATGGCGGTGGGGGATGGCGGCGGCGTGCTTCCAACTCCCAGCGCACAACAGACGAAGCTGGTTTCCGAAAAGCGGCGCGCTGACCTGAACATGCTTTACATCGATCCGCAGAACAGCAGCCAGATTATTGCTGAGCAGGTGATTCCTGAAACGGAGGGCGGTTGGTGGATTCGTGAGGTTGGGCTGTTTGATGAAACGGGCGCGCTGATCGCAGTGGGGAACTGCCCGGAGAGCTATAAGCCGCAGCTGGCAGAGGGAAGCGGCCGCACGCAGACAGTGCGCATGGTACTGATTACCAGCAGCACCGATAACATTACGCTGAAAATTGATCCGTCCGTAGTGCTGGCAACCCGAAAATATGTTGATGACAAGGTGCTGGAACTGAAGGTGTATGTCGATGAGCTGATGGCGGCGCATCTTGCTGCAGCTGATCCGCATACGCAATATGCGACAAAAGCCAGCCCGACGTTTACCGGCACCCCAAAAGCCCCGACTGCAGCTGCAGGTAACAATACCACTCAGCTTGCCACGACTGCGTTTGTGCAGGCGGCTCTGATCGCCCTGGTGAATGGCGCCCCGGCTACGCTGGACACGCTGAAAGAAATTGCTGCGGCTATCAACAACGATCCTAATTTCAGCACCACTATAAATAACGCGCTTGCACTCAAAGCCCCACTGGCAAGCCCGGCCCTGACCGGAACACCGACGGCACCCACAGCTGCACAGACTGTCAACAATACGCAAATTGCCACCACTGCTTTCGTTAAATCAGCTCTGGCTGCGCTTGTTGGCTCATCACCTGCGGCGCTTGATACCCTGAACGAGCTGGCGGCGGCGTTAGGAAACGATCCTAATTTTGCCACCACCGTGACAAATGCGCTGGCAGGCAAGCAGCCACTTGATGGCACGCTGACAACCTTGTCTGGAAAGACCGCTATGGGGATTATCGAATACCTTGGTTTAGTGAATTCTTCAGGGATGGTTGGTCGACTCGTCAGTATTAAGAAATTCACCGCGAGTGGAACATACACACCAACAGCAGGTACGAAGTTTATTAGGGTCAGACTCGTTGGCGCAGGTGGTGCAGGTGGGGGCGCTGCCGCCTCTACCGTTTCAGGCTATCTGGCAGCCGGGCGCGGAGGTGGAGGTGGCAGTTATGGTGAAACGACATTGATTGATGTCACCTCAGTCTTATCTGTCGTGGTTATCGTCGGGGGTGCTGGAGTTGGGGCTGCCGGAAGTTCAGGAACAGCCGGAGGTTCATCCTCATTTGGTAGTTACATCACAGCACCAGGCGGTGATGGCGGCGGTATGGGGGCATCAGGGCCAGCTAACAACAGCCTTGTATCTGATTTGGGCAACTCTGGAAAAGAATGCACCGGAACCGATGTTTTAATTTCAATTCCGGGAGAGGGGGGCGGCGGACAGATGTCTTTATCCACAGGAACAGCTAAAGGTGGTCATGGCGGTTCTTCAATTTTGGGAACAGGCGGCTCGGCTTATACCGCAAATCAACAGGGCGGTTATGGTTGGGGCTTTGGCGCCGGTGGTGCCGGGTCTGTTACTGTGTACGCACAAGGCACATCAGCAACGGCGGGTGGACATGGCAGTAACGGAATTGTCATCATTGAGGAGTATGCCTGATGCAAAATTATGCGTTAATCAAAAATGGTGTCGTTGAAAACGTCGTTATCTGGGATGAGCATGGAGATATATTTGACGATTACACCGTGGTCAATTTAGAGGGTCTTTTAGCCGGTATTGGTTGGGCTTATGACGGCGAAAAGTTTACCGCACCACCAGAACCTGAACCTACTCACGATGAGCTTGTTCAGCAAGCTGAAATCCATAAGCAGGAATTAATCAGCGATGCCAATAATTATATTGATAGCAACCAGTGGCCTTCGAAACTGGCACTTGGACGCCTGTCGGATGCAGATAAGCAGTCATTTAATGAATGGCTTGATTATCTTGATGCGCTGGACGCGGTAGATATATCTGCTGCATCTGATGTGAACTGGCCCAGCCGCCCTGAGAAATGAATATGCCCCGCACCTGCGGGGATTTTTTGACCCCTTTCATTGTATCATTCCCCACACATAGCCAGGCGCGTGCGCCGCGCGCATATCAACCAGAACATAGGCACTCCCCCTGTAAATCGGAGAGGCTGCCTTATGGCTAAGGATTATCACCACGGTGTGCGCGTCGTTGAGGTCAACGATGGCACCCGCCCAATTTCAACAGTAAGCACGGCAATTGTCGGTATGGTCTGTACCGGCGATGATGCAGATGCGTCCGTGTTCCCCCTCAATAAACCGGTCCTGCTCACCGACGTGCTGACCGCCAGCGGTAAAGCAGGCGAGTCTGGCACGCTGGCCCGCTCGCTGGATGCAATTGCCGATCAAGCTAAACCCGTGACCGTCGTTGTGCGCGTTGCACAGGGTGAAACCGAAGCGGAGACAACCTCCAACATTATCGGCGGCGTGACAGCTGACGGTAAAAAAACGGGTATGAAAGCGCTGTTATCTGCGCAGTCTCAGCTCGGCGTTAAGCCGCGCATTCTGGGCGTGCCGGGGCATGACACGCAGGCGGTTGCCACTGAGCTGCTGAGCGTGGCGCAGAGTTTGCGCGGGTTCGCCTATCTGTCAGCCTACGGCTGCAAAACGGTAGAGGAGGCCATTGCCTACCGCGCTAATTTTAGCCAGCGCGAGGGAATGCTGATCTGGCCTGATTTCATCAGTTTTGACACCGTGCTGAATGCTGACGCAACGGCTTACGCCTCAGCCCGTGCGCTTGGCTTGCGTGCCAAAATTGACGAACAGACCGGCTGGCACAAATCCCTGTCCAACGTAGGCGTGAACGGCGTCACCGGCATTTCTGCTGATGTGTTCTGGGATTTGCAGGACCCGGCAACCGATGCGGGGCTGCTGAACCAGAACGATGTCACCACGCTGATCCGCAAAGACGGTTTCCGCTTCTGGGGTTCCCGCTGCCTCAGTGACGATCCTCTGTTTGCCTTTGAAAACTACACCCGCACCGCGCAAGTTCTGGCTGACACCATCGCAGAAGCGCACATGTGGGCGGTGGATGGCGTGCTTAACCCGTCACTGGCCCGCGACATTATCGAAGGTATTCGCGCCAAACTGCGCAACCTGAAAACGCAGGGCTACATCATCGGCGCCGACTGCTGGCTGGATGAGTCCGTAAACGATAAAGATTCCCTGAAAGCCGGGAAGCTCACTATCGATTACGACTATACGCCGGTACCGCCTCTGGAAAACCTGATGCTGCGCCAGCGCATCACCGATCAGTATCTGCTGGATTTCTCCAGCCAGGTCAGCGCGTAAGGGGACAATATGGCTTTACCACGCAAGTTAAAACACCTGAACCTGTTTAACGACGGGAATAACTATCAGGGGATTGTTGAGTCCCTGACCCTGCCTAAATTCGGCCGCAAGTTTGAAAAGTATCGCGGCGGCGGTATGCCCGGTTCGGCTGATGTTGATCTGGGGCTGGATGATGGCGCGCTGGACACGGAATTTTCAATCGGTGGCACCGAACTGCTGTTATTCAAACAGATGGGTAAAGCCACCGTTGACGGTATCCAGCTGCGTTTCACCGGCTCCATTCAGCGTGATGACACCGGCGAAGTGCAGGCCGTTGAGCTGGTTGTGCGCGGGCGACATAAAGAAGTCGATTCCGGCGAATGGAAAACCGGCGAGAGCAACACCACAAAAGTCAGCAGCACCAACAGCTACGCGAAGCTGACCATTAACGGCGAGGTGCTCTATGAGGTTGATGTGATCAACATGATTGAAATCGTTGATGGCGTGGACCTGATGGAAGAACATCGCAACGCCCTGGGCCTCTGATCTACTTTAAAGGCGCGGGCAGCCGCGCCAGTACCTTATTAACAGGAAATGACAATGAGCGAACAACAGACTGAAAAAACCGTACAGCTGGACACCCCAATCAAACGCGGTAAAACCGAAATTGCCGAAATTGTGCTGCGCAAGCCGCAGTCCGGCGCGCTGCGTGGCACCCGTCTGCAGGCGATTATGGATATGGACGTCGGCGCGATGATGACGATTATTCCCCGCATCTCCACGCCCGCGCTGACCGCTCAGGAAATGGCTGAAATGGACCCCGCCGATCTCACCGCGCTGTCGGTTGAGGTGGTCACTTTTTTGTTGAAGAAATCGGTGCTTGCCGGTTTGCCGACAGCCTGACGGTAGAAGACCTGGTGGCTGATATCGCCACCATTTTTCACTGGCCGCCGTCCGTCACTGACGTTATGCCGCTGACCGAAGTGCTGGAGTGGCGGCATAAAGCGATTCAGAGAAGCGGGGCCAGCGATGAGTGATACTAACCTGCGTTTGCAGGTAATTCTAAATGCGGTTGATAAGCTCACCCGCCCATTCCGATCAGCGCAGGCCAGTTCTAAAGAGCTGGCTACCGCCATTCAGCAAAGCCGCGCAAGATTAAAAGAACTGGACGCCCAGGCGGGCCGTATTGACGGTTTCCGCAAGGCAAGCGCGCAGCTGGCCGTCACCGGCAACAGTCTTAAAGCCGCACGCGAAGAAGCGGCGAAGCTTGCCACGCAGTTCTCGGCCACTAACCGGCCGACGGCGGCGCAGGCGCGTCTGCTGGAGCAGGCAAAAAACCGCGTTAACGAGCTGCAGAGCAAATACAACGGCCTGCGTCAGTCGGTGCAGCGTCAGCGTCTTGCGCTCAATGAGGCCGGGCTGGACACCAAAAAGCTGAGCAGTGCGCAGCGGGAGCTGCGGCAGAATGCCGACGAAACCCGGCAGGCGCTGGACCGACAGCAGAAATCCCTTAAACGCCTGGGCGAGCAGCAGGCCCGTATGAACGCGGTCCGCGATCAGTATTCGCGGCGGCTTGAGGTGCGGGATCGTATTGCAGGCGCCGGAGCAACGACTACTGCCGCCGGGCTGGCGATGGGCGCGCCGGTGATGGCTGCCGTTAAAAGCTATGCCAGCATGGAAGATGCGATGAAAGGCGTGGCAAAGCAGGTTAACGGGCTGCGGGACGACAACGGCAACCGCACAAAACAGTTTTATGACATGCAGGATGCCATCAAGGCCGCCAGTGAACAGCTGCCGATGGAGAATGGCGCCATCGACTATGCCGCGCTGGTTGAAGGTGGCGCCCGCATGGGCGTGACAAACCAGAACGATTCTTACGAAGACCAGAAGCGTGACCTGCTGGCCTTTGCATCCACTGCAGCAAAGGCCGCAACGGCATTCGAGCTGCCCGCTGATGAGCTGGCGGAGGGGCTGGGGAAAATCGCGCAGCTCTATAAAGTGCCGACCCGTAATATTGAACAGCTGGGCGATGCCCTGAACTACCTGGACGATAACGCCATGTCTAAGGGCGGCGATATCATCAATGTGCTGCAGCGCATGGGGGGTGTGGCCGACCGGCTTGATTTCCGAAAGGCGGCCGCGCTGGGTTCCACCTTCCTGTCTCTGGGTGCCGCGCCTGAAATTGCCGCCAGCGCATCAAATGCGATGGTGCGCGAACTGTCGATTGCGACCATGCAGAGCAAGCGGTTCATGGAAGGTATGGATCTGCTGAAACTCAATCCAGAAGAGATTGAAAAGCAGATGACAAAGGACGCAATGGGGACCATTCAGCGCGTGCTGGAGAAGGTCAACAAGCTGCCGCAGGATAAACGCCTGTCCGCCATGACGATGATATTTGGTAAGGAGTTTGGCGACGATGCGGCGAAGCTTGCAAACAACCTGCCGGAGCTGCAGCGCCAGCTGAAACTCACCTCAGGCACTGAGGCTAACGGCTCCATGCAGAAAGAATCCGATATCAATAAGGATTCACTTTCCGCGCAGTGGTTGCTTGTTAAAACGGGCGCGCAGAACGCTTTCAGTAGCCTGGGTGAAACCCTGCGCCAGCCGCTGATGGATATCATGGGGTACGTCAAAAGCGTTACCGGGGCACTGCGTCGATGGGTTGAGGCTAACCCGCAGCTGGCGGGCACGCTGATGAAAGTGGCGGCTGCCACTGCTGCGATCACCGTTGTACTCGGCACACTGGCGGTGGCCGTGGCTGCCGTGCTGGGGCCACTGGCGGTGTTCCGTTTAGGCCTGTCCGTGCTGGGGGTAAAAACACTCCCCTCCGTTATGTCCGCAGTGACCCGCACCGGCGGTGCGCTGTCCTGGCTGGCAAATGCGCCGCTTTCCCTGTTGCGCCGTGGCATGGCGGCATCCGGCAGCAGCACCGGATTGCTGACTACTCCCCTTAACTCCCTGCGCCGTTCTGCCGGGCTGGCTGGCAATGCGCTGAAAGCGCTGGCCGGTGCGCCGCTTGCTGTCCTTCGCGGCGGAATGTCTGGTATTCGCAACATTATCGGCATGGTAATGAATCCGCTGGCCGCGTTGCGCGGGGGATTATCCGCTGCCGGTGGCGTGCTTCGTTTTCTGGCGTCCGGCCCGCTGGCCCTCCTTCGCGTTGCGCTGTACGGGATTTCTGGATTGCTGGGCGCCCTGCTTAGTCCGATAGGGCTCGTTGTGGCGGCGCTGGCTGGCGTGGCGCTGGTTGTCTGGAAATACTGGCAGCCGATAAGCGCATTTTTAGGCGGAGTGGTTGAAGGATTCAAAGCTGCAGCTGCGCCTGTCAGTGCGGCGTTTGAGCCACTGCAGCCTGTTTTCCAGTGGATAGGTGACAAGGTCCAGGCATTGTGGGGCTGGTTTACTGATCTGCTGACGCCGGTTAAATCCACCTCTGCAGAGCTGCAAAGCGCGGCGTCGATGGGGCGGCAGTTTGGGGAGGCGCTGGCGGCAGGGCTGAACATGGTCATGCACCCGCTGGATTCGCTTAAATCGGGCGTGTCCTGGCTGCTTGAAAAACTTGGCATTGTCAGCAAGGAAGCGGCCAAAGCGAAGCTTCCTGAGCAGGTCACGCGGCAGCAACCAGCCACGGTAAACACAGACGGTAAAGTGGTGCTGCCGCCTGGCGGATTCCCGACGATGGGTTTTGCGGGCATGTACGACAGCGGCGGTACCATTCCGCGCGGCCACTTCGGCATCGTGGGTGAGAATGGCCCAGAGATCGTAAACGGGCCCGCCAATGTCACCGGCAGGAAACGGACTGCTGATCTGGCGAGGGTGGCGGCAACGCTCAATCCTTCCCGGACGGAACCGGTCAGCGCTAAACAACGTCCTGAACGCGGGATAGTTCTGCCGCCTGATAGTGTGAACGGTCCGGCAAATATTCCGGTAATCAATCGCACTACTGAACTGGTGAAACTGGCGGCAACAGTAAGCCCCGTTCGTGATGTAACAGCCAGCCCGGAGCAACGGCCTGAAAGCAGGTTAATACTGCCTCCTGAGATTGTTAACGCCCCGGTAAAACTTCCTGGTCGGGATCGTGCTGCGGAGCTGGCTGATATAGCTGCTGCCGTCATGCCAGCACCGGCCATTATGGAAATCACGGATAACAGGGCTGACCCGATGGCTATGCGCCAGAAGGTGTTCGCTTCCGTGGTCGCTGGCGTAATGGGCCTGGCGGCTGCCCCGGCAGAAGCCGCACCACTTCATCCGTACAGTGTGCCTGTCAGGACGCAACCGGCGCCGTCGCCGAAGGAAGAGAGACAGCCGCAGGTAATTAAGTACGAGATAAGCGCGCCAATTCATATTGTCGCGCAGCCAGGGCAAAGCGCGCAGGATATCGCCCGCGAGGTGGCCCGGCAGCTTGATGAGCGTGAGCGCAGGGCCAGGGCAAAAACACGCAGTAATTACAGTGATCGAGGGGGTTACGAATAATGATGATGGTGCTGGGGTTGTACGTATTCATGCTGCGAACAGTGCCCTATCAGGAGCTGCAGTATCAGCGCAGCTGGCGGCACGCAGCCAACAGCCGGGTTAACCGGCGCCCGTCAACGCAGTTTCTTGGACCGGATAACGATACGCTTACTCTGTCCGGTGTCCTGCTGCCGGAGATTACCGGCGGCAGGTTGTCTTTGCTGGCGCTGGAGCAGATGGCGGAGCTGGGAAAAGCCTGGCCTCTGATTGAGGGGAGCGGGACGATTTACGGCATGTTTGTGATCGAGAGTCTGAGCCAGACAAAAACAGAATTTTTTGAGAGCGGTATGCCCCGGCGCATCGAATTTTCGCTGAGCCTGAAACGGGTGGATGAGTCGCTGTCTGATATGTTCGGCAGCCTCAGCGACCAGCTCAGTAATTTGCAGGAATCTGCCACCTCTGCGATAGGCAATATGAAAAATACGGTTGGAGGGTTACTGCAGTGAATTTCAGCTCTGATCTCCTGAACCTGAACAGCAAAACTCCCGGTTTCAGTATCATCATTGAAGGTAAAGATGTGACTACCGTGCTGGATGCGCGCCTGATGAGTCTGACGCTGACGGATAACCGGGGCTTTGAAGCGGACCAGCTTGATCTGGAACTGGACGACTCGGACGGGCTAATCGTTCTGCCGCGTCGGGGGGCCATTATTCAGTTTGCGCTGGGGTGGAAAGGTCAGCCGCTTTTTCCGAAAGGGGCGTTTACTGTCGATGAGATTGAGCACAGCGGCGCGCCTGATCGTCTCACAATCCGCGCGCGTAGTGCAGATTTCCGTGAAACCCTGAATACGCGGCGTGAAAAGTCCTGGCACCAGACAACGGTGGGCGAAGTTGTGAAGGAAATCGCGGGCAGGCATAAATTAAAGATGGCGCTGGGAAAGGACCTGTTGGACAAGCCTGTCGATCATCTTGACCAGACTAATGAAAGCGACGCCAGCTTTTTGATGAAGCTGGCGCGGCAGTATGGGGCGATAGCCTCAGTTAAGGACGGTAATCTGTTGTTTATCCGCCAGGGGCAGGGCAGAACGGCAAGCGGTAAGCCGCTGCCGGTTATCACCATCACCCGCCAGGCTGGTGACGGTCATCGTTTTACCCTGGCTGATCGCGATGCCTATACGGGGGTAATTGCCAGCTGGCTCCATACCCGTGAGCCAAAGAAAAAAGAGACAGCAAAGGTTAAGCGCCGTCGAAAGAAAACCACCGCGGCAAAGGAGCCGGAAGCAAAACAGGGAGATTACCTGGTTGGGACGGATGAAAACGTGCTGGTACTCAACAGAACTTATGCAAACCGCAGCAATGCAGAGCGAGCGGCAAAGATGCAGTGGGAGCGCCTGCAGCGCGGGGTTGCAACATTCTCCCTGCAGCTCGCAGAGGGAAGGGCTGATCTGTATACCGAAATGCCGGTGAAGGTGAGCGGCTTTAAACAGCCTATTGATGATGCCGAATGGACCATTACCACGCTGACGCATAGTGTCAGTGCAGATAATGGTTTCACTACGTCTCTGGAGCTTGAGGTAAAGATAGATGATTTAGAAATGGAATGATAATGTTCACAAAATGGATGTTCGTGTATCATTATGGGATTGCGGGTAATGACTTGGGGAGAAACGGATATGATGAATTGTCCGAAATGCGGACACGCGGCACATACTCGCAGTAGCTTTCGTGTATCAGATAATACGAAAGAGCGTTATTGCCAGTGCCAAAACATTAACTGTGGAACCACTTTTGTTACTCATGAAACCGTAGTGCGCTTTATCGTAACACCCGGACAGGTCGATCATGTGCCTCCGCACCCTTTAAACAGCGGTCAGGGACATATGAATTTTTGA